AAGGAATCCTGATGGCACAGTGAGACATGTGAGGCCTGTGTTCGATATCACAGTCACCGCTGAGAAGCAATCTCCGTTCAATAGAGCCGCACAAAACGAGACAGCCAAGGAATTATATGGCATGGGATTATTTGAGCCTGAGAGAGCGATTCCTGCGCTTGTGTGCTTAGACATGATGGACTTCGATGGCAAGGACAAGATCAAGCAACAGATACAGGAGAACGCTACGATGCTGCAGCAATTCCAGGCAGCGATGCAGCTCATCACTCAGCTATCTATGATGGACCCACAGATAGCAGCGATGGCGATGCAGGCAGGCCTGACATCTCCTGAACAGATGGCTGCTATGGAGACTCAGCAGCAGATGGCCCAGGCTCAGCCACAGAGTAGTGGTGGTAGATCGAGCCAAGGCACTGCGGAAGACAGAGCAGCAAGGAACATTGACAAGGGCGATAACTCTCAGGCAGCCAAGGCGAGGCTGAGAGCTGCCAATCTGACACAGCCAAGGTAGGTGATAAGTGGTGACAAAGGTAATGTATAACGCTGATCCTATGAATGGGATCTACTACGAATGCCTCAACCATGCAGACGATCACGATGTATGCACGATCATATCCACGCTGTCGAATGTGATGGTAGAGGCTTGCCTCAAGGCAGATTGTGAGCCAACTGAGTACAGCTCAGGACATGTGAGGATAGACATGCCACTGACAGATGACTACACGCTGTACGTTTGCGACACTGTGTTTAAGCAGATACAGAATGTGGCCAGACTCCATCCTGATAATGTGAAGATCTATTAGCATTTATGGATGGATGGCTGGGGATAGACGGTGGACGGAAAAAGTGGGGGGAGAATATCTCCTCTCATTTTTTTATGCTTGCAACAGATAGTGAATCAATACGGAATCGCCAACCGGAATAAGGCAGAAAGGAACACTATGGAAAACAGAACATGGCTCTATGACTACCATCTCTTCAACGGAGAAGGTGGCGATGGAGCGACAGCCAGCACAACAGCTGCATCCGAGCCGGCAAAAGAGAGAGTCGAGTACGGCAAGGCCAAGGGCAACGAGGCAGCAGAAAGTCAGGTCGGCACTGACAATGGCGGACAGGCACAGAGCCTGGACGCAGAATGGAAGGCTCTTACAGGTAAAGGTGGCAAGTACCACGATCTGTATGGAGCAGAAGTCTCTAAGGCTATACAGGCCAGATTCAAGAATCAGGAGAATCTACAGGGCCAAGTAGATCAGATCACGGAAGATCTCTCTCCACTGTTCATGAATTACGGACTGAAGTCAGGAGACTACGAAGGACTGAAGAACGCTATAGCTAACGATGACGCTTTCTATCAGGCACAGGCAGAGAAGGAAGGAATCGATGTACAGCAGTACAAGGAGAACCTCAAACTGAAGGCTGAGGCTGAGCGAGGCAGACAGATTACGGAAGCCTACGAGCAGCAGCAGAGACAGAATGAGATGTTCTCTCAGTGGGAGAGCGAGGCTGCGGAACTGCAGCAGGCCTTTCCGGCATTCGACCTTGGCCTTGAGCTTGAGAGCAATGAGCGTTTCGCCAAGATGATCTATAACGGAGTGCCGGTGCAGGATGCATTCCTCGCCACACACGCCAGCGAGATCTTCGCAGGTTCAAACGCCAATGCTACAGCGAGAGCGACACAGAATGTTATCAACACCATCCAGCAGAGAGCCTCACGGCCTGCTGAGGGTGCGATACATCCAGGTGCTGCCATAGTGCGGAAATCAGATCCTTCAAGACTAAGTGATGAAGACATTGACGAGATCAACAGAAGAGTAGCGATGGGCGAGACAGTCTCGTTCTAAACTACGGAATCTCTCTCGTCCATGTCGATGCATAGATGAAGGGAGAAAGAACTATGAAAGGTATTTTTAATTTCGATTACCATCTGTTTGAAGACCCTGCTCCGGTCGCTGCACCACAGCAGGGTTATACACCACTGAATCCTAACTGGACAGGACAGACTCCAGGCGGATATGACGCAACAACAAAAGTTGGCGGAACCTATACAGCCAACCAGGACCTCAGTCCTGAGATGAAGATCTTCTATGACAAGAACCTCATCAGACTGGCTGAGCCTGAACTCATCCACGATCAGTTTGGTCAGAAGAGACCTATCCCAGGTGGCAATGGTAAGACCATCGAATTCAGAAAATTCAATGCGCTGCCAGCCATTCCGGATAACATGATCCTCGATGAAGGTATCACTCCTAACGGCCAGAACTATGGCGTAACTGCTATCCAGGCTACAGTTACTCAGTATGGCGGATACATCACTCTCTCCGACATGCTGAACCTGACTGCATATGATAACCAGATGCAGGAAGTCATGAAGATCCTCGGCTCCCAGGCTGGTCAGGTATCCGACAAGATCACGAGAGACATCCTCGCTGCAGGTACTAACGTATCCTATGCAGGTGGAAAGACAGCGAGAACAGGAAACGGTGGACTCACAGCATCCGATGTCCTGACAATCGCAGACATCAAGAAGGCCGTAAGAAAGCTCAAGAGAGTCAACGCAAAGACTATCAACGGAGACTATGTGGCCATCGTCCATCCTGACGTAGTATACGATCTGATGGCAGACGATGAGTGGGTAGACGCTAACCACTATGCAGGCTCCACAAAGATCTTCAACGGAGAGATCGGCAAGATGTATGGCGTTCGTTTCGTAGAGACCACAATGGCGAAGATCTGGAAGCCTTCTACACTGCCTATCTACGGCACTCTTGTTCTTGGTGAGAATGCATTCGGTGTTACATCCATCAACAATGGTGGTATCGAGACTATCGTTAAGCAGCTCGGTAGTGGCGGAACAGCAGACCCACTCAACCAGCGTTCAAGCGTAGGCTGGAAGCTGAATAAAACTGCGAAGATTCTTGAGGAATCCTACATGGTAAGAATCGAATCGGCAGCATCCTTCGGTGCAGACGCTGAGGCCAACTAATCGACTGCTCTATGAAAGGAGCGAATAATGGCTACAAAGAAAACTGAAGCAGAGGCTAATAAGCCTGAAGCAAAGGAAGAGGACAACAGAGTCAGCATCATGATCCCATATATCGAGGGAGAAGATCCTGAGGTAACAGTGTGGGTGAATGATCACTGCACGAAGATCAAGAAGGGCCATACTGTAAAGGTCACTCCGGAAGTCGCTGAAGTCCTTCAGAACTCCAACCAGCAGATGATGGTGGCGATGGAGAACAGGCGTAAGCTCAAGAATCAGCACCAGGATTGGTAGCAAGGCGGATGGTGGGGATCGATACCGGTCCTCACCATTCTGTTTTTTAAAGGGAGATTACCAATGACAATCAAGGGATTAATCGACAAAGTGCAGGAAGAAAAGCCAAACAGTTTCTCAAACGAGAAGATCCTGGCATACATCAACGAGATAGAAGAGGATGTGGCGGAGCAGCTCCACGAGGAGTTTGAGCCTTATGAGAATGTAAATACCACAGAACTCATGGCTCCTGCACCATATGACAGACTGTATGTGTCCTACGTCAAGTCGCAGATAGACTATGCGAATGAAGAGTATGCGAGTTATCAGCTCAATGCTGAGCAGCATAGCCAGGACATGACAGACTTTATCAATTGGATAGTACGAAACAACATCGCTGTGAACGCATATCACACGAGACGTTTCAGGCACATATATTAAGGCGGTGATATCATGGCGAATCTAATATCACCAGGGTACAACAGATCAACGCTTATAAGCCAGATGCTGGCTCCTGTTGAGGAGAGATGCCTCGAATTCAAGGGCCTCAATAAGCGCAAGGTAGTCGAGGAAGGCGAGATGTCTGACATGAAAAATCTCACTTCCGATGAGTATCCGGTGCTTGCTCCGAGGAAGCCAAGAGGAGAGATGGAACTCCCTGAAGGCGTAGTCCTGCCTCTTAGAATCATGGCGAGGTATGAGAAGATAGCACTCATCGCACGAGATGAGAACGATCAGATCAACTTCTATTTTAACGGAGAGAAGGTGCCGGAAGTAAATAATCTTACCTACGATTCGCAGATGGTAGCGATCAATACGAGGATATGCTTCTTCCCACAGAAGACCGCTATCTCCGTACTACAGACACCTACATCAGCGAGCATAGTACCAGGCAGCTACATCAGTCTTGAAGAGACCGCATCGCTGTCAGGTACAGCGGTGACAATCAGCAACACGGACGCAAGGATAGTCATTCCGAGTATCAAGGCATTTGCCTACGATGACGCTATCAACATAAGCGGAACTCTCTCATATACGGATGCACAGAGCATAGCGAAGACTATGGAATGCACAGTGTCCTGCCTCATTGAGGAAGTGATAAAGGACACTACGAACGAGACTACAGAACTTGTCCTACCACGAGAGACATTTATTGAGCTGACAGGAGAAGGTGCAACAGGCATAACTCTTACAGGCGAGATATCCAGGACCATGCCGGATCTCGACTATGTGATGGAGTGGAACAACAGACTGTGGGGAGCATCATCAGAGGACAACACCATCTATGCATGCAAGCTGGGTGATCCTACTAACTGGCAATACTATCAGGGCCTGAGCCTTGATTCGTACTACGCACAGCAAGGTACGGATGGCCATTGGACAGGATGCGCTGCTCACTCAAGCCACGCCATCTTCTTCAAGCAGAACAGCATGGCGAGGATCTACGGCTCATCTCCATCGACATGGCAGATATCCAACATGCAGTGCTTCGGTGTAGAGGAAGGCTCCGACAGATCCGTAGTGGTAATCAATGACAGCGTCTTCTACAAGTCGAAGATAGGCATCATGGTATATGAAGGCGGAACTCCGTACTGCATCTCGGACAAATTTAATGCCACCTTCAGGAATGTAGTAGGTGCGACAGAAGGCAACAAATACTATGCGTCCATACAGAGTGGCGATGGTTTCCCACTCATGGTATTGGATATCGAGCTTGGTGTCTGGCACAAGGAAGACAACTCAAGGATGATAGACACCTGCAATATAGGTAACAGGCTGTACTTCATCAACCACGCAGGCGAGTCGATCAAGTGCGGTGAGGCAAATGCCATCACTTCAGAGTGGCTCCCATGCGGACATGGTGCAGCGACATCCGGAACTGTGCAGATCGTTAATCCTGTCAACGCTACAGAGAAGATGAGCGAGATGGAATGGATGGCTCAGTTTGGACCATTCGATGAATTCATGGAGAACAGGAAGATCTATAGCAGAATACTCATGAGGCTTGTGCGAGAGGCGGAATCATCCGTCAGGGTATACATCTCTGAGAACGAAGGGCCTTGGGAACTCGTCAACGAATTCAAGCCGGCACAGACAGGCGGAGACTACATACCTATCATCCCAAGGAGATGCGACAGATACAGCATCAAGATAGAAGGCACAGGCAAGTGCGTAATCAAGTCGCTGACGAGGAAAGTCAGGAGAGGAACAGGTGGAAGACTATGATTTTAGGCTATGACAGAAATCCGAATCTCAGCACTGATCAGAAGCTGCAGAGCCTTATCAACGAGCTGCAGCGAGCATTAGACGAGATGAAAGAAGAGATAGACATGCTCAAGCAGAAGATCGAGGAAAGCGAGGAATGACATGGCATACGAAAGAACGAACTGGCAGAACGAGGTAACGCCTATTGATGCGGACCATCTCAATAACATCGAGGATGGAATCGAGGAAGCGAAGGACGCTATCGAGGCAACGGAAGTTGATAATAGCGTTATAACACTATATCGCTCACTCGGACTTATCAGCGATGAGACGCTTGCCTCGGCCACAGATTAGTAGGAAGGAGCGACAATGAATATATTAAGTCAGATGCTTGAAGGCCTCGCTAATGCTATAGGGGCGAGTCTGGATACGCTTACAACCACATCAAAAACACTGGTAGGTGCAATCAACGAAATCAAGGCATCTATAACGGTAGAACATGAACGCATTCACATTTCTACAGTAGATCCTACAGCAGCAGATGGAAATGATGGAGACATATGGATCAAGTATGTCCAGTAAGGAGTAAAACATGGCTGTAGTAACACAATGGGTAGACAACTGGCGTGGTAATTTTGAGGCTTCAGTATCCTATCCTAATGGCGGACAGGCTACGATCAATCTCCTCGGAAGGACACAGAGACATGGCACCGGCACACTCGTTACATCGACATACTGGTGCAAACTCGGAACCTCGTCAGGGGGAGAACAGTATGGAACGATTTCAGGGTCATTGAGCAAAAGCGGGTGGACCTCGTCAAATCAGATAAGACAATTTGCGTCCAAGGCGATAACTGTAAACAGGACTCACTCGACACAGACTTTCTATTACTATGGAACATTCCGTATACATTGGAGCGACAACTACTCCAACTGGTACAAGACAGGTGCGCTGGCTGTCTCGGTAGCACCTAAGTCATCTTATGGCGTGTACTTCAATGCTAATGGTGGAACTGGGGCACCAGGCACTCAGACCAAATGGTATGGAGAGACGCTGTACATTCCTGCAACGATACCAACGAAATCAGGATATAAATTCATGGGATGGTCAACATCATCAACCTCGGAAGCAATAGCCTACCAGCCAGGGAGCGCATACACGGCAAATAGTGGCGTTACATTATATGCCGTGTGGAAGAGCCTGATCTCCACAAAGGTGGAAGGCTCGTGGCTGTCCGGCACTCCGTTGGTAAAGGTAAGTGGCATATGGAAAGAAGCAGAAAAAATATGGGCAAAGGTAAATGGAGAATGGAAGGAGATGTAAGACATGGCAAAGATGGCACAGGCTATACGAAAAGGCATAAGGAAACAGGCCTACAAGTACAGTAAATCTAAGAAGAGCGCATACCACTGGAGTTATGTCCTGAGAGCGAAGGACGCATCTAAGCGTGGACGCATTGCAGAGGGTATGGAAAAGGCTGTGGCTTGTCACAAGATAAGTTATTCCAATAGTGGAAAGAAGAACGCTGCTCTCTATGACAAGGTAAAAGGCAAAGGCTTTGACTGTTCCAGGCTGACAAAGAAGACCACAACCAACTGCTGCAACCTCGTAAGTGTAGCATGCAGATACGCTGGCATTGCGACTCCTCGCAAAAGCTCAGCAAGAACGATGATGAACAAGTGGCCTAAGTACGGATTCCACAAATATAAATTCACAGGCAAGCATCTCCAGAGAGGAGACATCCTCGTGGACTGCACAGAACCAAAGGTACACACAGCGGTATATCTTGGCTAAGGAGGTAAGACATGAAAGATAAAGAATATTGGAAAGCAATACTTATGAGAGCGTGGCACGCTGTATGGGAGACTGCAGCGGCTACACTTCCGACTACTATCGTTATTACTCCTGCGATGATAGAACATTTTGATATATCCATATTGGTTGCTGTTCTTGCGTGGGTTCTTACTGCACTCGTTGCTGGTGTTTTTTCAATTATCAAGTCGCTTGCTGCCGGTGTTCCGGAAGCGGACTATGAGCAGGCACTCAAGCAGCTTGAGGAACTCAGGCCTGAGCCTGTAGTAGAAGAGGAAGGAGAACTCGATGGCGATGTTGACTAAGGCCACTCGCAAGGCATGGATGAAGAAACTCGGATATCCGTACAGCGAGGAAGGGATCAAGAAACTACAGAAGAAATACTTCAAGCGGAAGAGCGATATCGATGGGATATATGGTCCTGACACAGATAAGCTCCTGAGGCACCTGCATCATGTGAAGACATATGCTCCGGACTTCAAGCCATCAGAATTCCGATGCCCATGCGGTAGATGCACAGGGTATCCGACATGGATGCGAGTAAACGAACTCAAGAACCTGCAGAAGATCCGCAAACACTACAACAGATCGATGATAGTGACAAGCGGACTCAGGTGTGCCTACGAGAATGCGAGGCTTGTAGGCTCAGTAGCAGACAGCGCACATATGCATGGCAAGGCTACTGACTTCTACATGCAAGGAGTAACTGACACGCTGAAGAACAGGATGGCCTCGATCAAATACATCAAGAAGCTGCCGCACCATGAGTACACATATGGCGATGGCATATCAAGTACAGGAGCGCATATATCAAGGCCGAACATGGGCAATGCGCTTCACACGGAAGTAAAGTGAGGTGATGGCTATGGTGATCGATAACATCACATTGGCACAGGTAGCTGCGGTGGTAGCGTTCATAGTCGCACTGTATGGGGGGGTAAAGTATTTGAAAAAGGAATTGAAGGAAGGCCTGGGCGAGATGATGAAGGACCAATTCAAGGCTATCGACCTGAAGCTCGATAACGATAACAGGCGAATCAAGGATCTGGAAGACCAGAACAAATTCATGTATAAGGCCATATCGTTACTTCTTCAGGACGATCTTGCCATCCTTGAGCATCTCCGAACAAACAACAGTACAGGCAAGATGGCGGAACAGGAACAGAAGGTACAGGACTTTCTGATCGGGAGATAGAAAGGGGACATCATGATAGACGTTACATTCATCAGACAAGGAGCATCGCCTGTGCTTGAGATTACGGCCGTAGGCACAGAGATCACTAACGCCACAGTGTATGTGACGTTAGATCAGGGCGATGTGCAGATCACGAAATCCAACTACAAGAACAACGATCCTTCCGTTACGATGAAGGCGAATGGCAGCGACACAGACATCACTGTCATCCTCTCACAGGAAGAGACACTGAGGCTGAGGCCAGGCAGTGCGAGAGTGCAGCTCCGCTGGATATTCGATGATGGCACAGCAGACGCTTCTGACATGGGCCGCATAGAGATAGGCGAGGCTCTACTCAAGGGGGTGATCAGGCATGGCTAACAAACTGAAACTAAATACGAGACATTCCGGTAGCACAGATCTCGGAAGCAGAAGCGGAATGCCCAGGTATGTGGGAGCCACGGCCAAGGTAGAACGTATCGAAAATGGCGTGAAGATCATCCTCACAGACTACGAAGGAACCACAGAGGCCATCGTATACGAGGCCATTCAGAATATAATCAAGAACGTAGATACAAGCCTGACATTCGTTTTACCGGATGGCAGGACATTTACTACTGATCCGCTTAAAGGCGAGCAAGGTATCCAGGGAATCCAGGGCATACAGGGTGAGACAGGCGTAGGCATCGAGTCTATCGAACTCACAGAGACAAGCGGAAGAGAGAAGACCTACACCATCACATTCACCGATGAGACCACATTCGACTTCATCGTTACTGATGGGGAGCAGGGTATTCAGGGCGAGACAGGGCCTCAGGGTGTCCAAGGTGAGCGAGGACCTCAGGGCATCCAAGGTATCCAAGGTGAGACAGGACCAAGAGGTGAGACAGGACCTCAAGGCAGTCAGGGTATCCAGGGTGTCAAAGGGGATACAGGTAACGGAATAGTCTCGATTACCAAGACAGCCACTGCCGGCCTTGTGGATACATACACCATACTGTACACAGATGGGACTACATCCACATTCAATGTAACGAATGGTGCGAATGGTTCAGGAAGTGTAGCGGATGTGTGGGTGAATGGTGCGTCCGTACTTGATGGAGACACAGCAAAGGTGACAGTGCCTACGAAGGTGTCAGACCTTTCTAACGATAGTGGCTTCATCACAGGAGAGACAGATCCTACTGTTCCAGCGTGGGCGAAGGCATCGAGCAAACCGACATATACGGCATCGGAAGTCGGTGCGCTTCCATCATCGACAGCCATACCAAGTAAGACGAGTGATCTCACGAACGATAGCGGATTTATTACTTCCGAGGACGATACCACATACACGCTGACGAAAAGCGGAACAACGATAACGCTGACAGGTAGTGACGGAAGCACAACATCCGTAACAGACAGCAACACTACTTATTCGGCCATGTCTGTCTCAGAGATGCAGACAGGCACAGCGACTACGGCAAGATCCATCACAGCGGCAAGGCTCAAGGCTGCTGTCGAGTATCATGCTCCGCTAAAGACAGAATCTGATCCGATTTTCCAGGCGAGTGCAGCAAGCGGAATCACGGCTGCCAAAATTCTTGCCTGGGATAATAAGTCAGACTTCAGTGGTGACTACGATGATCTGACAAATAAGCCTACATTCAAAACTGTAACAGGGCAGTCGGTCACAGGAAACGGAGACATAATCCCATCGTCAATTCAGTACACTACCACAGTACCGAGTGCGATCAACACAGACGGACTTAAATTCGTACTGTGCAGCAGCGAACCTGCGACTAAGTATGACGGATGGGTATACCTGATAGAGGAGAGTTAATATGAGCTTACATATCGGAAGCAGCAACATATCTGACATCTATGTGGGGAACAGCAAGATATCTGACATCTATGTTGGCAATAACCTTGTGTACACAAGCAACAAGGGGCCTGACCTGACTGTGCCTCTGTACTTTGAGGCTAATGATCCTACGGAAGCGTGTACTGTGAAGTTTGAAGTGGTTCAGACAATGACAAACACATGGAACCCTGAAGCTGTAAATCCTGATTACTTCCCATCGGTGCCTTCACCAAACTGGGCGTATTCTTATGATAGGAATACATGGACAGCGTACACTCTTGGCACAGATATCTCGCTTGGCGGAACAAATCCGGACAGAGTCTATTTTAAAACCTCAACCGAGTACACAGACACGCTTCCGTGGAGACTGACATATACTACAACTGGTAAGGTCCCATTAGACTACAACACATTGGTGCATGCCACCATAAGCGGAAGTGTAAAAGCTCAGGGGAATGTGATGAGCCTTGTTTCGCTTGGCTTCGGCAGCCGGACAGATGTCCAAGCTCGTGTGTTTGAATCACTGTTCGCAGACTGCCCATCGCTTACCGAGGCACCGATGTTACCTGCCACTACACTTGCAGAAGGCTGTTATTATAACATGTTCTACAACTGCACATCGCTCACTGCCGCACCTATGTTGCCAGCGGCTACGATGGAAGGACGATGCTACTCCAATATGTTCAGCGGCTGCACATCACTTACCGAGGCACCAGACCTACCAGCAACTACACTTGCACCTAACTGTTACAACTTTATGTTCCACAAATGCACATCGCTCACCGAGGCACCAGTGTTGCCAGCGAGTACACTTGCAGAATATTGCTACTCCACTATGTTCAGCGGATGCACATCGCTTACGAGCGCACCAGAATTACCAGCTACTACGTTGGCAAACTTCTGCTACCAGAACATGTTCCAAAGTTGTGCATCACTAACGAGCGTACCGGCATTGCCTGCTACTACGTTGGCAAACTTCTGCTACCAGAACATGTTCACTGGTTTAAGGGGAAATAACACGGCTTCTGCACCTTGCGTATATCCATATCGAATACCTGAATCAGGTACTGGAACTGCTGGGGGAGACGATAGCCTTTCAAGCATGTTTACAAACATAGATAGCACAGGAACCTTCACACCAACGATAAACACAACATTCTACATAAGCGTACCTGCAGCGAATTAAATAGAGGGAGATATAAAAATGCTTTGGTATTACAATAATAAAGAGTCCTACATATATCCATCGAGAGAGAAGTATTCAGACGAACTCACAGAACTAACTCGTAAGAAGCACTATGAAAACAGCCAGGAAGACAGCATCGTTCCATCGCTGATATACATGTGGCGGAATGGCATAGAGAACGCTGCATGTGTGGTTCCAATAGAAGACCTGAGTGTCAACTACGGAAGAGACGGAGATATCGACTTTGACTATTGCGACGAGCATGGAATTCCGTATTTCTTCATTGATCGCAAAGGCGGAGCGATAGTCCTGTTCCCAGGAAGCATCGCAGTCGATGCAATATACTCAGTGCCTTCATGCAATTTAGCAATAATGTTCCTTGAGGACATGGTGCAATTCTTAAAGATTAGAGGCATTGATGCGAGCCTTGATGGGAACGATCTGATGGTCGATGGGAAGAAAATCGTGGGTGCTGTTGGACAGCCTTTGCCTACGCCATTTGATGGATATTCGTATATGGGATTCTCCATCTCCATCAACTCCGATGCAGAGCTTATCGACAAGATATGCACGAAGCACATGGAGAAGGTGCCAGGTGCGTTGTCTGACTACGGAATAACAACAGAAGAAGTAATGGACTTCCTGCTTGCGTGGTTCGACACACACAGGAGTATGCCGTATTAAGAAAGGAGCCACAATGGACGAACACAAGGACGTACCATACATCGTGTACGAGAGCGAGTCGGCCAGGCATGAGCGCACAGTGAAGAGGCTGCTCACGGCCTTGCTCATAACCATCTTGCTGATGGTAGGCACGAACCTGGCATGGCTGTATGTATTCAATCAGTATGATATATCTTCAGAGCAATACACGATTGAAGGACAAGACAACGCTAATGCGAATTATCTTGAATCCGGAGTAGATGGGGTGATCAACAATGGCGAGTAAGGTAGAAGTAAAGAAAAAGACGATGACGAAGAAGAACAGAGCCAAATCCAAAGGCACAATGCATCGTAAGAAGGTAACAGTCAGAGCTAAAGGAAGAGGCAGCGCAAACTATGTCGCTGCATCAAGGAAGAGACCATGAGAGACTACTCCAGGACAGAGATAACCGAGGCGATAGACGAATGGATCTTGAATGAGAAGCACAGGGCCATTCTGAAGCGAAGGCGTGGACGATCATACCAAGAAGGAACTCATCGAGATGATTGAAAAAATGTAGGGTAAATTTTCAATGAACCTACAGAAAAGAGGCGAGGGCGTAAAATCTCTCGCCCTTTTTTAGTGGGGGGAGAAAATCGAGTATCAAAATTATACTCTGTCTGTGTATAGACAACAGTGACACAGGGAGAGGAGATATATATGGCCAAGTACAAACCGAGCTATGTGGCTGTCAACAAGCCAGCTGCAGCGCCTGAATACAAACAACAGGCCCAGGCTCCTGAAGAGTTTCAGATCGGTACATACGAATCGAAGTATGGCGATCAGCTCGACAGCTCGCTCAATACTATTACGAATTGGAAATATGATCCGATGCAGGATGCGTCCTATCAGGCCTTAGCGAAGGTGTATGGAAAGCGAGGCAACGAGGCAGCGAAGAACACACTCGCTGATGCAGCCTCGCTCAATGGTGGATACGGAACATCCTATGCAGTATCAGCAGCACAGCAGGCGAGGAACCAGTACAACCAGGAACTCGCTGCTCTGATTCCGGACCTTGAGCAGAACGCATTCAACAAGGCTCAAATAACATACAACGCTTTAAGGGATGCTGACGATACGGACTATGGCAGATTCAGAGATACTGAAGGTGACAGACAGTGGCAGTGGTCACAGAACTACAACGCATACCGAGACAAGGTAGGCGATGAGCAGTGGCTGTACTCACAGAATTATCAGAAGTATCAGGACGCTCTAAGTCAGTATCAGTGGGCATTGGATTACAATAACGCACTCTACGCACAGAACGCTGCAGCCAAAGGCAGAGGCGGTGGTGGTGGACGTAGATCAGGCGGTGGTGGTGGCGGTGGCTACTCATCCGCTGGCGGAAGCGGTGGCGGAAGCGGTGGCGGAGACGATTCACCAAAACTGCCAACAGGCAAGGCATGGGGTGGTGCATACGGAGCCGACAAACCAAACGGCAAACAGTATGCATACAGCACAGGCTCAGGCAAATCGAAGATGACTATAGCGGACTTCCAGAAGAAGGTAAGCAAGAAAAAGAAATAAATAACATGCCCAACGGCCAAGATGGCTACATAGGCGATACGCAGTAGAAAGGACAGATATCATGGCGAGAAGAGGAAGAGGCGCAGAACTTAATGCGCTCAGACAGAAGAAGAAGGACGAACAGACTGGCTCGACAAAACAGAAGAGCCAGTCTTCTGTTTCTTCAAATAAGAATGGTGGCGGAAGGACAGGTGGCCTGACGAGGCAGGATGTACAGCAGAAGGTAAGCAGATCCGCTGGGTATACGAGCAGTGGTAAGGCCAAGCAGCCAAGCACCACACAGCAGGCAAATCCTTACGCTACAAGCCGAAATATCATCAATAAGAGTAATTCATCGACTACGCAAAACAATGCTCGCAGAAGCAGAATAAATGGCTCTGTAGCAAGAGGTAGAGAGCAGGCCCAAATCGATAGAAGACAGACAGCGGCCACAGCAGCTGAGATGAGAAGAGCGCAGGAGAACGAGAGACTGAGCAGGACATCAACCGGAAGGAAGATGCTTGAGCAGAGGGAGAACGAGAAGAAGGCTAAAGCACAGACCGCAGCAGAGTGGAAAGATGTGAAGAAGCTAAGCACTGCAGAGCAGCAGGAGTGGTTCACGAAGAAGGCCCAGGAAGCTCAGGAGAGAAATGCGCTCAAGAACAACACAAAGGTAGACAAAGGTACTGACAACCTGGCAACGTCCGCAGTCAAGGCTATGGGCCTTGGGGCCAAGAGTGCCGGCTCATCTTTGCTCGGAAGACTTGAGCGAGGCTCTCTGAATGACACATACGAGTCGGCCAAATTCAAATTCGATGCGATGAGAGAGGGTAAGTCTGAGTCCGAGGCACAGGCTATCGGAGACAGCAAGGCACAGAAACGTCAGGAGCAGAGGCTTGCCGGATTGCGAGCGATAACAAAGGCCGCACAGGAAAGAACCGAGCAGATCCAGGAACAGGAAGAGGCGAAGGACCGGCACAAGATCAACATAGGTGGCGAGACATTCAGTCCGAGGAAGATGGCTGTCGGAGCTGCATCCTTTACCGGACAGAGAATCACCGATACTGTGGCAATGGGGCCATACTCACTCCTTGGTATGGGAGCGAGAGTGCTTGAAGACGAGACCAACAGCGGAAAAGAAAAGGCCGACAGACTGAAGAAGAGACTCGCTGATTCAGGACAATTCTCTCAGGAAGAACTCGACAGGGAATTCGCCAAGATAGACAGAAGAACTACAGCGAACGCTTATGCATCCGCAGGCATTGAAATGCTGTCTGAATTGATGTTCAGTGGCGTAGGCCTCAGCAAGAAATATCTCCCTGAAGGTGCTACAGGCTTACTCGACAGGACTATAGGTAAACTGTTTGGCAATGCCGGAAGATCCGCAGTAGGCAGGGTCGCTCTTGGCATAGGCGAAGAGACCGCAGAAGAGTGGATAGCAAATCCAATACAGGCAGCGATCTCCAACAAACTTACAGGCAACAGGCTCCAGGGCCTGCAAGAAGAGAGCATAAGAAGAGCCTACCAGGGACAGGCACAGAGCCTCAAGGAAGCTCACGCTACAGCTGCTGACATTAACTCGCAGGCATTCCTTGATCGAGCGAAAGAAGTGTACAAGGAATCCGGTGCAAACGAGGAAGAGGCAACAAGGATCGCAGAACTTGCGAGAGACTATTTCAACGCAGACCTTACCGGAGACAGCGAGACTGCACAGAAGAAGCTGCAGCAGATAACGGATATCCTTGCCGGTGGCGAGAACGATCTTAGAGACAAGTGGACACTGCGTGATGCTCTTGAAGTAGCAGGCGAGATGGTCCTCAGCGTGGGAGCAGAAGCTACGCCAGGGGCGATATCCACTGCACAGACAGGCGGACAGTATAAGGCGAACTATGGAACCGAAGGTGTCCGCAAACTTGCGAAGGTAGTCGAGAATCTCGACACAGACAAAACACACCAGGCAGCTGCCATTGTGGACGATATCGACAAAGGTAAAGACATCTCGAACACACAGGTGGCCATGCTCATGGAATGGTCCAACGCTGCAGCACAGAAGGCTCAGGACAGAGAGATCACAAGAGACCAGGTAGTGCAGAGGAAGATGAGAGACGAGAGCCTCTTCGTTCCGATAGTAGACACTGAGTACAATCTCGCTCCTGCAACTGCAGAGAGATTCGAAGCCATCACAGAGAGGGTGGCAGACCTGGCACAGGATTACATGGGCGTGAAGATGAGCGACAGAGATGCCTATGCGATAGGTGATGTAGTCGCTGCATACCAGACAGGCACGATCTCCGCAGAACAGATGAACGAGATCAACATGGAGAACCCTGAGAACAGGGCGGTGTTTGAAAGAGCGACAGGAATAAACCTCGATCAGTACACAGTTAAGGACCGCAAAGGGAATATCAATGTGGCTGCATCCAACACAGCGATGCAGGAAGACCTGTTCGCTAAGGCCGCTGACAACTACATGAAGTCCGCAAGGCTTGAGCAGGAAAACTGGAATGATGTAGCAAGAGGCCAGGCCTATGAGAAACTCACATCCAACATGGATGGCATGGGCGGAGTAGGAATCCAGCGTGTGCTTGAGTCTGTTGATCCGAGGAACAGAGATGATTTCATGCTCGCAGGATCTGTGGCGAGAAGAGTATACGAACATGCAAGAGCTACCAATGATGATTGGAACACAGTGAAGCGAGACTTCACACAGGCCTTTGGTGCAGACATGAACGAAAGCATGAAGTATGTGTTCGACATGGCGAAAGAGGCAAAGGCGATAGCCGAAAACAAATACTACGGCAAACAGGTAAGTCCAAAGAGTAGCATTGGTGATACTGTGGTAGCCGAAGGTAAATTCACAAACGAATCAGCAAGAGAACTCAAGGGCAGCGAGATCGGTGTCCTCACTTCTATTGCAAGTGAGCTGGGCATCGATGTCATTATGACTGACGCTCTTGACAGAGGCGAGAATGGTAGATACATGTCAGGGAAACGAACCATCATGCTCAATGCGGCCAACACTATGGGCGAGAACCTTGAGGCTATATTCTCACACGAAGTCACTCACCATCTCGCAGCTTATGCTCCTGAAGAGTACATCAAGCTGTCGAGATTCGTCATGGACAGATGGTACAAGGCAAATCCGGACGAGTACAATGCTGAGATCAAACGCATACAGAAACTGTACAAGGATGCGAAGAACCAGGAACTTTCGCCTGAGGAAGCTCTTGAGGAGCTTATAGCAGACGGATCGAGAGACTTCTGGCAGGATGGAGAACTCATCAACTCTGTCACCACAGAGGAGCCTTCACTTGCGAAGTCGATCATCAATGCGATCAAGTCCTTCCTGGGCAAGCTGAGGAACATGCTCGCATCCGGAAACATTACTGACGAAAATGTCCGTGAAGGATTCTTTGCTGAGATCGGTGCATACGATGAGGCATACAGACTGTGGCTCACTGCATACAACGCTGCACGAAGCGATAGCGCAAGACAAGCCATCGATGAGTGGCAGGACAAGGTGTTCGAAGAGACAAGATCTTCCATCTCAACCACAAATGACGTACTTGCTGATAGAGATGATACGGCCATCTTTATCAAGAACACTTCCGACGCAAACTACATTGATATGATTTTCAGTGGTGAGAAGACGGAAGAGACAAGATCGAGAAGAACTCTTGATGCTTACATAGGCAAGGAAGTCGCAGTCACAGATGGCAAGAATGTATATGGAACTGTTGTCCTGGGCGAGCCTCATAAATACTCAGCAGAGGAATTCAGAAGCGAAGAAGCGCAGGCGAAACATCGTGTACCTGAGGGAGATCAGTACGATTCAAAGAATGGCAAGTGGGCCTATCCGATTGAATCATATGAGAAATATGACAAGCCAAGGAAACTGTCAGATAGCAGGGACTACTTAGGCACAAGGCAGGCAAGGCAGGTGAGATTCTCCATCACTCCTGAGCAGGACACCGACTACATGTCCGCTGTCGAGCGTGGTGACATGGAGACAGCACAGCGTATGGTGGATGAGGCTGCTAAAGCCGCAGGGTATGACTCGCATTTGTATTCTGGTACGGATGCATTTGGCTTTACTCAGATAGATACATCAGCACCGGGCGGAGACGGATTTTCATTCTGGGCAACTAATAGCGAAGATACGGCCTCAACATATACACAGTTTGGAAAAGTAAGGCGGATTAATTCGGACATTTCTGAGGAAGACCTTGAAGATTTAAATGAAAGAACATACACAAAACTTGAAAACGCTGTAGAAGATTTCCGTAGACTTATAGACAAAACTTTCAGCGAGTGGTATTTTGGCCAGCAAAACAATGACTACCTCATGGGCCTTATTGAGGACAGCATGGATGCGTTCAACGAATATCAAGACGATGTCTATAACGCACTGGATGAAATCGTTTACGATGCATACGATTCCTATGGTGGTGACCTTCAGGATGAATTCGAAGATGTTGAAGAATTCCGTGAAAGTCCAAGGGGCGAGGAAATATACAGGGTAATAAACGAAATAGAAGATATATGCAAGAACATACAAAGAATTGGCCGTAATGAGATTAAAGGCGGAATATATGAATTGTATGCGAACACTGACAACATGTATGTATTCGATGGGAAGGGCCAGAGCTGGAATGCTCTACGCCCGGACTTTATGCCTGCCAAGAAAACTGCCTGGTCTGATAACGCCCCATACAAAACAAGAGAGCTGGCAAATTGGGCAAGGGAAAACGGATATGACGGAATAATCTTTAAGAATATTGAAGACAGCGGCCAGTATGGGGATTCGCTTGCTGCCGATGTATTCACATTCTTTAACCCACAAGCTCAGGTAAAGTCCGCAGATCCTGTCACATACGATGATGCCGGCAACGTCATTCCTCTGAGCAAACGCTTCAATGAGGAGAACGAGGACATCAGGTATTCGCTATCTTCACTGTCAGAGGCTGCCGGCCTGACATTCGCCAAGAAGGATGGCATGACCGTCCTCACAGATGCTAAGGGCAAAGTCATTGACGAAGTGACACCGGAATATCTGAAGAAGACTCCGATCGGCAGACTGATAACACTGTCGAACACCAGGCCAGGATTCAACGTCATGAGCGATGACGCTGCGAATGCTCGTCTGAAATTCATGAGCGATCTTCTCAACATGGTTATCAGGACTCAGGACGTAGACCTCATCTGGGCCGTAAGCGGAACCCTGGGATATGATCCTGCACATCTGGTAGACGAGAATACGCCTAAGGACAAGATCAAGGAGAAGAAGAGTAAATTCGCATCGATCACCGGAAACAGTGACCCACAGTATAAATCGACTATCGACTTCACAACGATCTGTGTAAAGACACAGGCTATCGTTGACGCTATGAGCGAACTCATGAAGAAGATGGGCAGAGGCCTGTCTGAGCATGAGATTATCGACATCGTATATAACGAGACGCACATGGCAGGCGAGCAGGTGCCTTGCCCGGTTTGCTACGTCTTCTCAAGATGGGTGGGCCTGGGCAATCTGTTTACTAAGATAAAAGAATTCCAGGAAGACTATCCGGAAGGCACTGACATGTCGCTCATCCAGGAAGAGTATGATCAGCTGCAGGCTGAAGTAGGTGAGATGGCCGAGAGACTTGACATCAAGGGCGGCAAGGCCAGAGATATCCTCTACAAGAATACAATCCAGAGACAGGATGAACTCGAAGAATTCAAGCAGCTTGGCACTCTTACTAAGGAACAGAAGGAAGAGCTTGAGCAGATCAATAGAAGGCTCGATGTTCTTGACCACTGGTCCTGGCTTGGCAAGACCAGACTCGATCCGAACTATAAACCGGTTCCGGACGAGATCCTCTTCGACATCAATGCCGGTAGAGAATTTGCTACAGAATATCCGGCAGTCTGGAAATTCAGAACCACCAGAGGCCCATCGCTGGGCAAAGCTGCAGCTCCTTATACACCATCCAGGCTGGGTGATACGATCAGAGGAATCGCTTCGCCAAGCTCTCTTAAAAAGATAGGCGAGGGGAGCAGACCATTCCTGTCAAAGAACCTGTCTAAGACAGCGAAGAAGTCATTTGACAATGCTGTAATGAATGCGAAGAGACAGAACAGAATGAATGGCCAGAGGCTCCAGAGTACATCGGACTTCCGTTTTGAGTACGGCCTGGATTACATCCTCTCATTCATTGAGCTTGAGGCCATAGGCGCAAAGGCTCAGATGTACACAAAGGTGCCTGAGGCTGTCAAATTCCTTGCGTCTACAATGGCTGAAGTCAACTGCAGCATCATGCCTCTTGGCAAGGGCGTAGACGAGAATGGGAACCTGATATTCAGTGATGTTACTGGTATGTCCTGGGAAGACGCTCTCGCACTCAGCAGGGCATATGACAACGTACAGCCTATACTCGTAGCTATAGGAAGAGAGCATCTCATCGCTGCGATGAAGAACAAGGATGTGACGATGATCATCCCTTACCATGCATCAGGATCAAGCGAAGGGAGATACGTCTCCATGATGCAGACTGTAGGCGAATCCGTAGAGGACCGCACAGACTTCGCTGAGTATGAAAACGAGCATGAGATCGAAGATGCTACGCCTGAACAGGTGGCAGCAAGGAAACTCCGCATCAGGCTCCTGACTGGGAATGCGGCTGAACTATCCGAGAAGGACAAGGCTGTGCTTGAAGGCAACGAAATCCTGCGCCAGCTCTACATCCGTGTATATGGGAAGGATGAGACCGGCAAAGCCGCCAAGCCTGATCCTAAGTATGTAGAGAACTTCGATGACGATGGAAATGACGCTGACTGCCTTGGCGTATATCTCACCAAGGACCAGGCCAACGTCATGATGCCATACGAGTACTGGGACAAGACCAGCACTTCCGAGCAGGCGGACGCTCAGGGCAAAGCCTACCAGGATTACTGCGAGTCGCTTGGCCTCACTCCGGTATTCTCCGGCTGGGACGCTAAGGGCAAGTACCATGAGGACATGGACTTTACAGAGGTTCCGGGTTACTGGAAGACCCTGATCGACAGGTGCATGTACAACAATGATGGTAGCTACCACAAGCAGAGTGCTATCAACCTGGACAAGGTGGATCTCGACATGCTCGACTCTGAGATGATGAGAGACGAAGTCAAGAAGCCTCTCAAAGTCAACGATCCTGCTAAGACAAAGGAGATTGTAGACAAGGCTCTCGCAAGGATCGAGGCCGAACAGGCTAAATTCTCGATCTCAGCAGATCTCGACAAGCCGTACATGGACGCTGTCAACTCCGGCAACATGGATGAAGCTCAGAGGCTCGTTGATGAGGCTGCCGAAACTGCAGGATATACGATAAAAGCCTATCATGGAACTACCGAGGACTTCACTAAATTCTCAAGAGCGAAGTGGGGGGAAAACTATAAATCATATTTGGAATATGGTGCAGGTTTCTACTTCACTCCAAATGAGGAAGAGGCAGAAAGGTGGTCGAAACGCAGTCGCACGAAAAAAGACTTTTCTAATGCAAAAGTAATGTCTGTTTATCTTTCGTCAGAAAATGCTGTAGGTGCAGACGATCCGGTTCCTGGTGGAAGCCAGGCACTTCAAAACATGGGGGTAGAAAAGGCTAATGCAGATTTTATCGCAAATAGAACTTATCGCTTTATTAATTATCTGATAGAGGATAAAGGCTTTGACAACACAGAGGTCCAAGACGAATTAAAATCTCTTGGGTTTGATGCCGTAGATGCTACATATAATAAGAAAATAGGAGATCGCAGAGGGCAGTTTATAGTCTTTGATCCTGAGCAAATCAAATCCGCTGACCCTGTCACCTATGCAGAAGACGGAAGTGTGATCCCTCTCTCCGAGAGATTCGATCCGAACAACGATGATATCCGCTACAGCCTGCCTACACAGGACAGCGATGGCAACGTCCTTACCGATGGGCAGATGGAATACTTCAAGAACTCCCAGGCGAGAGATGCAGAAGGCAAGATGCAGGTGGTCTACCATACTACGAATCGTGGTGGATTCACTGTGTTTGATCCATCATATTCTGACGATAGGCGGAGCTTGTTCTTTGCATCAAATTGGGATGTCAGTCAGACATATGGAAGAAGAGCCGATAAGCCTGTCGATATAAACAGAGATGATAGGGATGTTACTCTCGAAGAGTTTCTTGACATGGATCAAGATTATGGCGCACCAGGACTTATTACTTCACGCTTGATTTCTTTGGTCGATGTAGAAACAGGAGAAGTTTTGGGAGATGGTGATAGCTTTGCGGAAGCTGGCAATCTGCTGACTGAGTGGTACAACTCTAAAGGAGAAAACAATCCCAACTTGCGTTTAGACATTCCTTATCAGCCGAGTGGAAAAGATACTTTGCTGGACTATGATGGGTTTGTTTCCTGGATGAATGACATGGTTAAAGAGCAGGGGGGACTTAAGCAGCGAGGCTACTACTCCTGCTATCTCAACCTTGAGAATCCGCTGACCGTGGATGCGAAAGGGGCATTTTGGAATAGCATCCCTTATACTGTCCAGGCAGACGAAGTAAGCGACTGGCGAAGAGACGATGCATATGACAAACTGAATAGTGAGGCTTCAAAACGAATAGATCGCATCAGTATTGAGCAGATATATGACAAGAAGGGAGAACAGGTAGGATTTGACTATGCCGTTTATGTATCAGAAAAAAGCGAGGAACTTGATGAATGGACACACAGACCGGAATGGGTGCTAAACGCAATCAATGGTTCCTTGAGGCTTGATAAGGACTCGGGTTCTTATGAAGACTTTGATGATTACATCGATGATTACAATGGTCTTTGGGGAGATCTTGACGAGATAATAAAAGACGCAGGTATTCCTATAGATTATTTTCTGAATGTAATTGATGAACAAGCTGACGAATCAGGGAATATAGATTACAAGCCAAACAACGTCACAAGAGAAGACTGGATAACAAAGGACGGAAGACTCCTAGATGCGGACTCATATTTTGAATATACCGAGACTTATTCTACCAGGCAACTTGCTAAACTGGCCCAAGATCAAGGCCGTGATGGGGTAATCATCCGCAACTGTAAAGATTTGGGTGCAGGGTCAAGTTTTAGGGGGAATAATGAATTCTCCGACATCTTCATTGCCTTCTCGTCTAATCAGGTAAAGGACACACGCAACGAGAATCCATCCGAGAATCCGGATATCAGGTACAGCATTCCGCCTGAGGAAGAGATAAAGGCGCATGCGGCGCAAAGGGTAGAGAACATCAACGAGATCCCACTTAGTGATCCTGTGCTTGAGAGAAATAGACTTGATCACATGACAGCAGAGGATGCCTTTATTGATGGCATATCTGACTCGTGGGAGAGGAGAATCCTCAACCTTGATAAGCAGATGGGCAAGACGCCTCTAAAAAATAGTCTTATTGGCATAATGAAACAGGTGCGGAAAGGCTCTAATACTGACAGACAGTATAAGACCGAGACGCTCAACGAAACGATCAAGTCAATCAAGTCAATGTATAAACTTGCGAGAAAAAATGAAACAGAGGCATTTGCAAGGAAGGCATGGGAAACTGCAGAACATATCGTGGATGACATCGATTACAACGATGCGCTGTACCAGGAATACAAGGAAATAAAGGCATTCTTTGACAGCACAATACTTGCCCCAGGAGAACTGTGGGGAGATAGAGAAATGCAGTCTTTCGCAAGCGCAAACTCCGGAAAGATGCGATTCACATATCATCCTATTAACGCACTTGAAGGCAATGAGATTGAGATCGATCAGGCCTATCGTATCATGCGAAAACAGCATCCGAGCTTCTTCACTGACGAAGTATCTGGCCCTATCGAGCAACTTATGCAGATGCAGGCGGTGCTTGATAATACCGATGCATATAGGGATGCATACACTTCCGAGGAACATGCGAAACTTGTTGAGGAAGTGGCAAACAACCTTTGTAACATCGTAAGCGAAGGAAAGGAATTCCATGCATCGATAGGCGAGCTTAATGTCAATGCTATGAAACTGAGGCATGAAGAGGCTCTCTATAAAGTTACCGAAAGGCGGAACCACATTGCCGAATTCCATAGAGAACGAGCCGATATGTGGAAGCAGAAATATCAGGATAGAATCAAAAAGGAAGGCACAGATAGGGCAGAGAAGAAGTCGAGGCGAGAACACAGAAAGAGCTTCGACAGAATCGCAGCAGACTACAACGATCTGTGCAAGTGGGTGCTTGAGCCTACTAAGGAAAAGAATGTTCCGGAAGAATTCAGGAAGTCGCTTGCCGAATTCCTTCAGACACTGGATCTTCAGACAGAAAACAGCAAGAGACTTGAAGAGAAGACCGGCCGTGTAGCTAACAAGACATTCAAGCTGCGTGAGCTGAAAGACAGGCTCAGAGATCTGTCCGAAAGCAAGACTGATGCTGATGGAAACTACACTCCGGCACTGTTCGAAGTCGATGCGAATGTAGACTTCCTGCTGCAGAAGCTCGCTGATAAGGTGGAGAAGAACGGCAACACCATCGATGCCCTTGACAATGAAGATATCCAGACCATCGAAGTCTTCATGAAGCTCTTGATCCGAAACATCAAGAGGTACAAGGAAGTCAAGCTGGAAACAAAGATGGCTGAGCTGAATGATATCGGTGAGAGATGCGTTACATTCCTTCGTGATAAGCGTGATCGTGATGGTATCTACGGCAAGAGAGAAGGCTTGCCTGGAGTAATAGAAACTATCAATGCGACAGCTCTTACTCCGGCCTACCTGTTTGACAGGATGGGGCCTCTCAAAGAGATGTACGATGTTCTTAGACACAACGGATTCGATACATATATCCGCAACGAGAAGATGATTATCGACAGGATGTCGACGATTCTCAGCGGATACTACAAAGGCAATGAAAAGAAACCAAGGCCAGGCAGCGAGATCGAAACATGGCGAGACAACCGAAGCGAGCAGACTATCGAACTCGAAAGCGGCAAAACTGTCACCATGACTGTGGCCCAGATGATGTCGCTGTATTGCCTCGTAAACAGAGGAACCCAGGCCACCGACCACATGACTATAGGCGGAATAGTAGTAACGCCTATCCAAGAAGGCAGCAAGATCCAGCAGGTGAAAGACACACTGAAAGGCAAGCGCATCGCAGAGACATCTCAGAAGCGTGTACTAACTGAGACGGATATGCAGAACATTATCGCTAAACTAACGCCTGAACAGATCAAGATCGCTGATCAGCTGCAGGAACTCATGTCAACAGACATGGCCAGGCTTGGCAACGAGGCACACAGGGATCTGTACGGATATAACAACTTCAACGATCCGAACTACTTCCCGATCAAGGTGTCCGGAAACGAACTCAAGACGGATATCAACAATATTGGAGATGTAGTCGAGAAGATCAAGAGCTATGGCCCGGCCAAGCCAGTCACACCTAGAGCAAAGAATGCGATTGTAATAGATGACATCTTCACAGTGGTAGCCGATCACTGCAACGGAATGAACCTGTATAATGCATATCTCGTGCCGATTACGGACTTCATGAAAGTGCTTAACTACACTCATACATTCGAGGACGGTGAAGTCTTGACTATGAAGGATGCTATCGAGCAGGCGTATGGCAAGGATGTCCTGAAGTACATCATGAATCTTATGAAGGACATTAACGGCATCAAGGCAGACAACAGAGGCGGATTAGAAAGCATCATGAATAAGGCTCTGGGCCTTTCCAAGAAAGCAGCAGTATTTGGCAATGTGAGAGTAGCACTCCAGCAGCCAACGGCTATCGTCAGGGCAGCTGCTGAGATCGATCCTAAATACTTCACAGGAATCAAACTCAATGCCTTGAATGGTGACCAGAGGCGTGAAGTGTACGAAGAGATGTACAAATATTGTCCTATCGCACTCTGGAAGTCCTGGGGATACTACGATACATATATGGGCAGAGACATCGAGGATGTCATGATGAACAACTGGAGCATGAAAGATGTCGCACTGTCCGGAATATATGGTGCATTGGATAATGCTACATGGTCAGGAATATGGCAGGCCGTTAAGAAGGAACAGATGGACGAGCATCCTAAAATGGATCACAAGTCTGAAGAATTCCTGCAGATGTGCGGAAGGCGAGCAAGCGAAGTGTTCGATAAAACACAGGTAGTCGATTCGACCTTCCACAGGTCGGACGCAATGAGGAACAGACAGGTGGCTGTAAAAGTCTTCACGGCATTCATGGCTGAGCCTACACTCACGCTCAACGTATTCAGGGCGGCACTGTTCAATGCTTCAGAACTAAGGAAGTCCGGTGACAAGGCCGGAGCCACAAAAGTTATAGCCAGGGCATTGGGAGTACTCATAGCTCAGGCAATAACAGTTTCCGCAGCGCAGGCCTTTGCAGACGCTTGGAGAGGGAAAGACCCTGGCCTGCCTTGGGGCGATGATGACGATGACGATGACAAGGAAAACGGCTACTGGGTAAGATGGCTCCACAACTTCATCCAAAACACCTTTGACCAGCTTCACCTTGAGAACAATATGTACCTAATCAAGGACATCACTCCGTACATCAATTACATGGCGAGCAAGGGAGCTGATTACTGGAATTGGCCGCCACTTCTTAGAGCCATTATGGGATGGGATCAGGATTATCTGTACAGCCAGAACAATCTCATATTTGCATCATTTGAGAACACGGCAAACGGAGTCGCTCAGGCATTCAAGAAATTGGAGAAGGGCGAGGAGTATGATAAACGCTGGTATGACATCCTGCAGAAGATCGCAAGTGGCATAGGCAATCCGCTTGGATTCCCGGCCGGGACTCTCATGAGAGACTTCAAACCTATATGGGACAAGATCGTTCCGGCGGCTTTCGCTGCAGATGAAGAGCTGCTTAGCTCATCAAGTAAAGGAAGCGAATCCTCAGAGAGCGACAAGCAGTCCGGCTCAAGCTCAGGCTCCGATTCTGACTCCGGCTCTGACTCTGGCACATCTGAGAGCAAGCTGAACGAAGGCCCATCCGGGAAATACATCAAAGGCTATGACAAAGAGGCTGAGAAGATCGCCTCAAGTGTCGCAGACAAGACCGGAGAGGAGAAAGAGAAGGCCACATGGGAGAAGGTGAGAGATTACATCAAGGAGCAGGAAGGTGCATCTGTTGAGGAACTCGTGGCCCAGGGCAAACTGAATGTACTTGAAGAGTACAGAGACATGTACACAGGAGCAGGAAATACCGATGCATACTTCGATGAGAGGATCATGGATGCCTGCAAGTCAGAGTATAAGAAGACTATCAACTACGATCAGACTAAAGGGGCCGAGTGGAGACAGACCATGATGAGGCACTTCATGACGGATCATGGAATGACGGACGCAGATGTATCCGCTATGGTTTACAAGTCTGAGACTGCGAAGGACCTGAAGGTGGCGATGAGGATAGGCGATGAGGGACTCATACAGGAATCGCTCATGCCACTCGCACAGGCAGGCCTTACTCAGGATGACCTTGATAAGCTCTGGAAAAACAGGAACAGGGTAGACCTGAAGAAGTATAAAGAGAATGGCGGACGTTACGCTGACAAGCTCAAGAGCATGGGGACATTCATATGGCCAACGGAAGGCGTGATCACTTCACACTTCGGCTACAGGAATTCACCGACAGCAGGAGCCTCATCTAACCATCCGGCCATCGACATCGGAGCATCTCAGGGAACACCGGTAGTCGCAGCTGATGGTGGAGTAGTAATCTATGCAGGTAATAATGGCGGATATGGAAACTCCGTAGGCATCAAGCATGATAACGGAATGGTGACGTATTATAACCATCTGTACGCATGGAACGTAAAGGTAGGTGATACTGTTGGACAAGGGCAGCAGATCGCTCAGGTAGGCTCGACAGGAATATCCACAGGCCCACACCTGGACTTCAAGATCCTCGACAAGGATGGCAAGCCTGTAGATCCTGAGAAGTATTTGAACTAACCACGATGATGGTGGTATAATCCAAATATGCTACAAGCATGATGCTCTAGAAACATTTCCAAAAGGAAAGGAAGACCGCAGACGAGTGGGTACGCCTGCGGTTTTCTTCTTGAATGCCCCTATAAAAAACTTATCAAATATTTATGCAAAAACTTGTTGCAATTGGTAGGGCATCATGGTAACATAGCAGTGGACGGATAACTATTCCTAAAATCACAAAGAAAAGCGTAGTTAAATAACATGTTAGGGGAGAATCTCCTACAATGTATCCGTCCGATGATGGGCGGATTTTTTTATTAGGAGAAGAGAGATGAAGACTATCACTAAACACAGGATGGAAGCGATCACAGGGGATACTCCACAGGAAGCTGCTGCCGCATTCAATGAGGCTATGGACAGACTCGCAGAACTCCAGCCTACCTACGAAAGAGATGGATCTGTATTCTGGATTCACTACAAGGTAGTGCATGAAGAGGCTGAGACCATAGCTGAAGCGAACGAACTTGCAGGCAACACAGCACACTGCATCGAGTGTCCTTTTATTATAAGAGATCTGAATCGCTTCGGCAATGTAGATGCTCGGAAGAAATGGGCAACATGCGGTAAGACAGGCCAGCGCACGAACATCGAGTGCAGGGCCTGTGACATCTATTACGAATCTGTGGGGAAAGGAGGATCGAATGGCTAACACTACAAACCTGAGGATCAGGCGAGCGATGGTAGACGCAGGCCTTAGCCAGTCTGGACTTGCAAAGCTGCTTGACATTCCGCAGCCGGAAGTCTCGATCATGCTCAAGTATGAGCTGGCAACTGAATTCCAGAAGGAGATCATCGCCAAGATCAAGGAAGCTAAAAACGAACCGGCATAGGCCGAACACATTCGTGCGTATGTCTGAACATGGGCAGGGAACACCGACAATTAAATACAACTTGCGAGATCATCTCGCTCTTAATAGGAATAGGAAAACCGAAAAATGCACCTCAAGATTTTTTCACCAAACTCCCTGCTCATATTCAGGCATATGCACACAGCGTAAACAGAATCAGAAAGGAGATAAACAATGTTTGACGATTATGACATTTATGAAGGTGGATGGACTCCATCAGACGAACTCGATTGGGAAGGATTTGAAGACGAGTACACTGACAACCATTGCTATCCACAGGAGTGGTAGAAAGGAGAACACATGGGTAAGCATGATATGGCAGAGCCGATGAACCAGGCTCTGGAGAGACACTACAAGGACCGCATCAAGGAACTTGAGATGAAGCTGAGCAAAGCACAGGCGGATCTCAACGAAGCAAATGCAACAGCGGACAGGCTCAGATTCAATATCGAGACTGACAGACAGAAGATCGATGAACTTGAGGATTCGCTCATCGAGATGACGATCCTCGCTACAGCAAGAAAGAAGGCATGACATGAGCGACAACCTGACAAACATAACGCAGATGACATGGTATTGCCTGGAACACTATCCGGAGACGAGATCCTCTGACAGATCCCTTATACTCCACATCTACTCGCAATTCTATGGAGTATACTCGGAGCCGTTTTGCAAGGTGATGGACAGATCAGACCTTCCATCCTTTGAGAGCATCAGAAGAACGAGGCAGAAAATTCAGGCAGAAGTGGAAGAACTTAGAGCTGTGCCGGAAGTCGAAGACATCCGCATAGCAAAGCAGGAAGAGTACATCGAGTATGCAAGAGAGGAGATCACAGCATGAACAAGGTAATAAACGCAATCAAATGGATAGTGCTTGGCATTCTGTATGCAGCACTTGGACTCGCAATGGTGATAGCTGTAGCAAGCAGCTCACCGATGATGTAAAGGAGATAGAGATGAGCATAGAAATGTTAAGAAATATGTCCGAAGAAGAGCGTATGCAGTACGCACTCGACAGCCTCAGCGATGCAGTAAAAGACCTGGCACACAGGATAATGATGCTGAAAGCCATGGCTAATACGCATAATGGCATCAACCCTGAGGACTTTGATAAGGCATTTGAAAAGGAATGCTCCAAGGAATGGGACAAGGTAAAGGACAAGACGGAACATGAGCTGGCTGTTATGGGGATGCTTGAGATGATGACTCATGGCATGTCCATTGAGGAAATCTTTGGAGAAAGCGAGGAAGAGTAATGGCAAGGAAGATAGCAGATACAAAAAAGATGACTCACGATGAGTGGCTTGAACTCCGTAAGTCATCCATTGGTGGCAGTGATGCTGCCGTGTGCGTAAACATGAACCAGTATGGTTCGTTACTGACATTATATGCCGACAAGATGGGCATGTCAAAAGATAAGGAAACGAGCGAGGCCATGAGGCTTGGCACAGATCTTGAGGCATATGTAGCTGAGAGATTCGCAGAGAAGACCGGCAAGAAGGTAAGGAATGATTTCTTCATGTACGCAGACGATGAGTACGAATTCCTGACAGCGAATATCGACAGAAGGATCGTAGGTGAGAATGCCGGCCTGGAGTGTAAGACGATGGGATCATTCCACGGATACAACTTCGATAACGGTGATGTGCCATCGCACTACTATTGCCAAGTACAGCACTACATGATGGTCATGGGATTCGATATGGTCTATCTGGCCATCCTCGTCCTTCAGAGAGGACTTTATGTCATCGAGATAAAAAGGGACGATGACTTCATTAAATCCCTCAGAGAGGCGGAAATCTCCTTCTGGAAGGGATATGTAGAGCCGGGGAAGATGCCTGACGCAGATGGATCTGAGGCAGCATGGGAGACTCTGAAAGAGATCTATCCTGACACAGTGCCGGAGAGCGAGATATCCATCGCAGGCCTCGACAGATTAGTCACTGACTACAAGGCCATGAACGATCTCGCCTGTGAGTATGAGGACAAGGCTGAAGAGATCAAGTCGAGGATATGTCAGAAACTCGGCAAGAACGAGATCGGAAACGGAATCGAGTACGGAGTGTCCTGGAAGAAGCAGAGCAGATCCTATTTCGACTCAACAAGATTCAAGTCTGACTATCCTGATCTCTGGAAGAAGTATCAGAACCCAAGAAGTTACAGAGTCTTCCGCACAAGGAAGATGAAGAAGAATAAAAAAGGAGCGTAATCATGAACAACACAGTAAACGTAAACGAAAAGGTACAGGTACCGGTTAAGAAGGGACAGCAGAAATTCTCTGTGATGATCCAGTCGGATGCCTACAAGAATCTTATCAACAATACTCTCGGAGATCCGAAGAGAGCGAATGGATTCATCACGGCCATCACGTCAGCGGTAGCCACGAATCCTGCTCTTACAGAGTGTGATCCTGGGACCATCCTCTCAGCAGGCCTTCTCGGTGAGACACTGCAGCTCTCACCATCGCCTCAGCTCGGACAGTATTACCTTGTGCCATTCAATGACAGGAAGCTCGGACGCAAGGTGGCACAGTTTCAACTCGGATACAAAGGCTATATCCAGTTAGCTATCCGTTCAGGACAGTATAAGAAACTGAATGCTATGGCCATCAAGGAAGGCGAACTTATCAAGTATGATCCTCTGAATGAAGAGATCGAAGTACAGCTTATCGAGGATGAGGCTGAGAGAGAGGCTGCTCCTACCATTGGATATTACGCCATGTTCGAATATCTCAATGGCTTCAGGAAGGTGATCTACTGGTCGAGAGAGAAGATGGAAGCTCATGCGAATGAATACTCCCAAGGATACAGAGCCAGAAAGGGATACACCTTCTGGGAGAAGAACTTCGATGACATGGCGATCAAGACGATGCTGAGACATCTGATCTCAAGATGGGGCATCATGTCCATCGACTTCCAGAAGGCTTATGAGGCGGACATGGGAGTGATGCACACACCAGGCGGAAGTATCGACTATGTGGACAATGACGATTCATTTGACGCTGATACGGATGATATACCGGCAGCGTTTGAGGTAGCGGAAAGCGAGGAGAAGTAGCATGTCAAGAACAAAGATAGAAAAGAGATACTACGATTATGAAGATCTGATGGAAGTCGCAAAAGGAGGATATGTACAGGGAAGCCTCGATGCTCTTTCAAAATGCTCTTTGGAAGATGCACTTGAAAGTAAGGAAGAACTTTATGACTTCATTGCTTACAAATGGGCAGGCGATGGGTATACAGCAGCAGAGATTGCTGAGATGGAAGAGGAGAAGTAGATGCTCTACTACAAGATAGTTATGAATGGCGATATGCCGGTGCGAGAATACTACGGATATTGCAAATTCTGTGGTGAATATATCCATGAGTGCTATCCGAGGGAAGAAGATCCTGAGACTGGCGAATGGATATGCGTGAAGTGTGCGTATCTCCAAGGCTACTGGAACGAGGAAGACCTTGGAAGAGTGTTTCATGTAAAAAGAGCAGCCGTAAGAAACGGAATTATATACACCACAGATAAGAAATTCCCTTGGGAAAAAAAGAAAAAACAGCAACGGCATTCACCAGAGTACGTATCTTGGAGAACGCATGTCTTTGAGAGGGATAAGTACACATGTGCTATCTGCGGTCAGGTAGGTGGTGAGCTTAATGCTCACCACATCCGATCGTTTAAAGACTATCCGGAGTTAAGGCTTGATTTGAATAATGGGGTGACACTGTGTAAGGCATGCCACAAAAGGGTTCATAAGGAGAAAGATCGTGAATGGATACATACTGGTAAGCAAGGGAATACTGGACAGCGAGATATGGAACAAGCCACCGATGTTCCTGAAAGTGTGGATATATCTTCTGACTAATGCCAACTACAACGATTATGGAAACTTAAAAAGAGGGCAGCTATTCACTTCTATTCCGGAGATCCAAAAGGCCTGCGCTTACAGAGTAGGATACCGAACAGTCGAGCCTTCAAAGAAAGAAATATGGGGCATCCTTGAATACCTACGAAATCCCAGCGAAGGTAACGATGAAGGTAATGCGAAGGCACCAATGATAGTAACAACGAAGGTAACACACGGAATGATTGTTACCATTTGCAAATACAACGATTATCAAGACCCAAAACATTACGAAGGTAACAACGAAAGTAACAACGAAGGAATGCCGAAGGAACTACGAAGGGAACGGCAAGGGAACAATATTAAGAAAGAAAATAAAAGAATTAAAGAATTAAATAATCATAGTCATATCAGTAAGCGCATCGAGGACATGACTCAGGAAGAGAAGGATGCATTCCATCGAGAGGCTATGAGGAGATTCTATGGAGAGTAATCATGAAACATTTAGGAGATATCACGAAGATAAACGGAGCTGAGATAGAGCCGGTGGACTGCATCACAGCAGGTAGTCCTTGCCAGGATCTATCCGTGGCTGGTAAAAGGGCCGGCCTTGAAGGAGAGCGAAGCGGTCTCTTCATGGAGCAGATAAGGATCATAAAGGAGATGAGACATGCAGATGAACAGCGTGGGAGAACAGATGAGTTTATTCGACCAAGATATATGGTCTGGGAGAATGTTCCAGGAGCCTTGTCCTCAAACAAGGGAGAAGACTTCAGGTGCGTCCTTGAAGAAACAGCGAGGATCATCCAAGAAGATGCCGATATACCTGGACCTCCGAAAGGGGGGTGGCCATACGCCGGATGTATTGTGGGCGATGGGTGGTCCATTGCTTGGAGAATACACGACGCACAGTTTTGGGGAGTCCCCCAAAGAAGAAAACGCATCGCTCTTGTCGCAGATTTTGGTGGAAGAAGCGCATCCGAAATACTCTTTGTCCGCAAAGGCTTGTCGAGGGATACTGAACCGAGCTTCCAGACGAGGGAAGAAACTTCCGGAGATCCTACAGGAAGCACTGGAGAAGCAGGCCTGTAAAGATGAGCAAGATAACTAATAGCTGCACTCTCAAAATCAGGGGGGGTGTGGATAGAGATGCAAATGGGAAGAAGGCAGGAAAGGGTGCGCTAATCCAATGGGAGAAGTCAGCAACATTAGGCGTGAGCCAGGATCAGACATTATTTGTCTGGAAGGAAACGGATCAAGGCCTTCGCACTTTGGTGACGGATATCGAGTAGGGGGGGCGATGTACACATTGAACAGCACAGAAGTACATGCGGTGTGTTATGGAATATGTGGTTATCATTCAAACTCGATGCTCTCAGATAATCCGTACTCTGGATGCTATGAGGCGAAGACTTCACGGACGCTTGATCTAAATGGTGGATCTCCTGCCTGTAACCAAGGGGGTGTATGTATCGTTGAAATTCATAGCGATAGAGAACCATCCGAATGACAGCAGAGTAAAAGATAAGGGAAGACGGAATATGTCAGAGCTTAACCGGACGCATGGGTACAGGGGGCGGCAATACTCCAATCGTACTCATACTTATCGAAAGTCAAGACGAGCGCAAAGCAGTACAGACTTTGAAACATGGATAGCAAGCGATGTATCCAATACCATCAACCTGTTTGATGGGGGGGGATACAAGAGCAACAACGATAGTGGTGTATGAAACAGACAACACTGACAGAGAAGAGATTCTTTGAATGGCATGAGGACGAGGTATCCGTCACATTAAGAAATCGTGGCGGATCATATGGGGGGGAGCGAGGTACTCGTTATTTGCTCTACCAGGAAACCATCGGAGCCTTGTGTGCCACAGACTACAAATGGGTGCAGCAGGAACAAGTGATGCAAGGAAAATTGATAGTGTATGAAAATAAGACGAAAAGACGGTAATGCGTGGTCATTAGACGAGAAGATGGGACAGACGTATGTACACAGAGAATGTGCAAACACACTGGCACAGAGAGACTACAAACAACCACAGGCGGTGATCTATGAGTTATCAGGAAGTGACAGGATGTCTGACAGCGAATAGCCATCCTGGGAGCTACTGCGGACAAGACGCATACAGCGATATGTTCGTGACGGAGAAAGGAAATATTGAAATGGAAACTGTAGTACGAAGACTTACTCCAATGGAATGTGAAAGGCTTCAGGGATTTCCTGATGGCTGGACAGATATAGGTGAATGGACAGACACGAAAGGCAAGGTGCATAAGGAGTCGAGCGACTCAGCAAGGTATAAGGCTCTTGGCAACAGCATAGCTCTTCCGTTCTGGTTCTATCTCCTCAGAAGGATATCAGCTCAGTATGAGAGACCTGCTACACTTGGATCTCTCTTCGATGGTATATCAGGCTTTTGCCTTTGCTGGGAGAGATGCAATGGACGAGGCACAGCGAGGTGGTCGAGTGAGATCGAAGAGTTTCCTATAGCCGTATGCAAGAAGCATTTCGGTGATGAGGAAACAGGAGAGAAGGGAGACTTAGGTGAATACATATAACAAGAACATGATCTGGATGGCATTCAGATGACATGGGGAGAAATAATCGAGGAGTGATGCGATGGTTATTATTGATATGGAGATGCCGAAGTGCTGTGCTGACTGCGTGTTTTTCGTCCAGGTAGCAGGCTCTGAGGTAACAGAGTGCATTATGCCAGAAGGAAGAGAAGGGCAATGGTGTCCATTGGATGAGTACAAGGAGATGCGAAATGATACTAAAGAATCATGTAACCATAGACAAGTTTATGCTTGAGAAAACAAAGGATCGGTCAGAACTTATTGAATATGTCACAAAGAACATGGAACGCAATCTGGTAGAAGCAATGCTTGATCAGATCGAGCCTGGAAAAGACTACCTAATTAGGCTGCGTGGTGCTGATTATTACGAACAGATAAGCACGAATATGTGCGGATACAAGATGGCTCTTGGAATAGATGGATGGACACCTTGCAGTGAGAGACTGCCTGCTTTTAATGAATTCGTACTGCTGAGTGGTGATTTTGAATCAGGAGCAAAGATCATCATTTCAAGCGGTGATAATGTCAGATATTGGTGCAATAAATTTTCAGGCTTAGCATGGATGCCACTACCAGAGCCATACAAGGAGAAGTGACTATGCCTAACTATGGTCACACAGCTATATGCCCATTCTACATGGGCGAGAAACCTAAGACGATATCATGCGAGGACGCATTCCGGAGATTCAAGGACGAGAAGAGAAGGGATGCATGGACCAACATGTATTGCTACGAATGGGACTGGATGAAGTGTCCCTATGCTGCAGACCTGACAGAGGCGTATGAGAGATACGAGAAAGGAGATGACATGGCACTGGAGAACCATGAGAACGAGGCCCTGAGGAAGGAACTCAAGAGTGTAAGCACCAGGCTTGGACGCATCGAGAAGAGATGCGAGAGGCAGCAGAAGAAGATCGATGAACTCAGAGCTGTCAATCAGAGCCTGACTACACAGAACATCAACCTGCACAAGCAGAACAAAGACGTATACAAGCGATGGCGTGAACTCGACCACGATACGGAAGAATACCAGAAGACAGTCTTCGACCAGGTGCAGAAGATATCCAGGATGTACGAGCAGAGGATATGCTATCTGATCGAGGAATATGTTCCGGATAAGAAGTTTACTGAAGGTGATGTGGCAGCATGGGCAAAGGATAAAGCCTTCGCTCTTGTTTATGAGAGGGACGAGGACGAGATGTACGAACCATATTGGGCAGTGAGATACGGAGAGGAGACAGAGACAGAAGATGGACAACAGGATAAGGACATACAGGAACACACGGCAGAAGAAGTACGGAAACAGGAAGGTACAGATTGATGGCTATACCTTCGACTCCAAGAAGGAAGGAGCCAGGTACATGGAGCTTAAATTTTTGCTCGCTGCCGGAAAGATAAAGGACCTGGAACTACAGAAGGCCTACGAGCTGCAGGGATCATTCATCAATGCCAAGACAGGTAAGCGTGAGAGACCGATATACTACAAAGCGGATTTTGTGTATTTCGATATCGAGAGAGGTGAGACTGTGATCGAAGACGTTAAGTCTCCTGCAACAAGAGAGAATCCGGTATATCAGCTCAAGCGCAAGATGATGGCCCACAAAGGCCTGTACATCGAAGAGGTATAGGACATGATCCAAATAGGCAGCTTAGTAAGAGTCAATTTCAAGACAAGAAAACAACAGCACGATCCTGCAGCCAAACTACAAGGCCAGACGTTCGTGGTAAAGAAGAGAATATCCAAGAGAGGCGGAACAGAGACCAAGTATGTGTACGAACTGTACGGAGCCAAGAGTAAGTACGGCATACCATACTGGTTCATGGAAGATACGCTGGATGTAATTCAGGAAGGAGAGATCGAAGAACATGGGAATCAAGATAACAACAGATAGCAGAGGCGTAAAGGTATGGAGATCGGACAAGTATGAGCATCCGTCATATGCCATTCAGGTAAGCAAGAGAGAAGGCGATGGATGGATAAACCACTACCAGCCTGTACGCTTCAGGCAGGGCATCAATGTTCCAAATGGTACGCTGATCCATATCAGGAACGCATTCCCTACGCTGGACACTTGGGTGAAGGACGATCAGCAATTCAAGAGAGAGGTGTGGATGATCATGGAATTCGATGCAGAAGGCATGAACGCATCACAGACATCTCCTCAGGTGAGCATGGACGTTGATGATCTTCCGGATTCGTTCTCAGCTGCTGAGGATGAGATCCCATTCTAAGGAGCAGACGATGAGTAGATATGTAGATGCAGAATACATCAAGGCGGTTATGCTAAATGACAGGCTTATGCAAGGCAACGCTGAATATGAGTTGTGGAAACAAGAAGTCGATAAAAAAGTCGATGCGATGCCGTTTATCGACATAGTGCCGTGTGGCGAGTGCAAGTGGAGAAATGCCAAGATGATGTCTAAATCGGTTAAGTGCTTGTTTAGTGGCAAAGACGATGACTTCTGTAGTTACGGAGAAAGAGAGGGCGAGTGATGGGCGTGATAGTGCCAAGAGCGAAGATGCCGAACAACTGCGAAGAATGTGACTTAAAGGCTCTTTGCGAAGATTATTGGAAGAATATCAGAGAAGCATATACAAGACCATCGTGGTGTTCGCTTGATGATATAGACACGATGTATTTCTGCGGAGTGCCAATGGAAGAAGCCGTTGAAGTAATGCGTATGTATAAGAATGGCGAATTGGTGCATTTGGCAGACCGCAAGACCGAGCAGACGGAAAGGAGCGAGTAGATGGACAAGGGTTGTAGTAACTGCTACTACGAAGAATTCGACAAAGATGCATATCCTTGCTCGATGTGTATCAGAGGCGAAGAGCGAGAAGACAAGTGGCAACCGAGAGACAGGAAAGATTGTGTTATGTGCTTACATCACGAAGATTGCCACTACCAAGATCCGAAAGATATTCCGTGGACAGACTGTGGTTGGAAGTGATAACTGTACTTTACATTTCCGGCATGAATAATGCTAACTACACATTACATTCTACAAGAGAGGACAATAAATGGAGAGAGAGGAAACAGTAATGGAAGACTGTAAGCATCCGGACTGTGCTTACAGAAGGATGCTAAACAGCTACATAGAATGCTGTGACTACATCGGTGCAACAGGCAGATCAAGAGGCTGCAAGATATCAGAGTGTAACAAGTACAGACCTGGTACAGTCAAGTTTCCGGACAGCATGATCCTGGGGCCTGAGTAGTGGGGGGAGAATGAAGCGTCTCTTTTCGGTATCGTTCAGATATCGAAAGGAGACTTTTATTATGCCTAAGAACCAGAAGAAAACTGGTAGGCAGAACTACGATTGGGCAAAGATACAACACGAATATGTGACTGATCCGCAGATGACCATCAGGAAGATCGCTGCCAAGCATGGGATCAACACACAGACTGTTGCTAAAAAATCAAAGGCTGAAGGCTGGTTCGCCACCAGGAAAGAATACCAATCAAAAGTCATAACAAGAGCTATCACCGAAACCGGCAAATTGCAGGCCAAGGAGTTAGCCAAGGAAGCAGACTTTCTCAAGGCTATGAAGGGCCACATGGATAGAATGCTTTCGGATGACATGCAGTTTCAACGGCACATAGTTACAAACATTGTGACCGGAGAAGCAACAGAAGTTATATACAACAAGACTGATACGAAAGCCATGAAGGATGCAATGCAGACACTCAAGCTGATCGAAGAGATGAGCAGAAGCCTGTACAACATTCAGAAGGCACAAGACATTCAGAAGCACCAGCTCGATGCGGATAGGCTCAAGCTCGATCAGGAGAAGCAAGAATGGGAGAAGCAGAAGGCCGACATGCTGAAGCCTGATGCGAGCAACAGCATCCGGATAGAAGGCTTTGAGGAAGGATGGTCTGAGTAATGAGCGTCCTGAAAATTGCAGAACCGAACGAGAAGCAGAAGCTCTTCCTGAACAGTAAGTGCAAACACATAGCATATGGCGGCGCCAGGGGCGGCGGTAAGTCATGGGCCGTAAGGACTAAGGCCGTACTCCTCGCTGCAAGGTATCCAGGAATCAAGATGCTGATAGTCCGTAGAACCTACAAGGAACTTGAAGGTAACCACATCCGCATCCTCAAGAGCATGTGCCGAGATATGGCAAGGTACAACTCGACATCCAAGATCCTGACGTTCCAGAATGGATCTACTATCGAATTCATGTACTGTGCGAGAGACTCCGACCTTGACCGGTTGCAGGGACTTGAGTATGACATCATCTTCCTCGATGAGGCAGCGCAGTTATCTGAGTATCAGATGAAGGCCATCACAGCCACGATGCGTGGTGTCAATGCGTTTCCTAAGAGATGCTATTACACATGCAACCCAGGTGGACAAGGCCATGCATACATTAAGCGTGTATTCATTGACAGAGCATTCCTGCCTACAGAGAAGCCTGAGGACTATACATTCATACAGGCCTTGGTCGATGACAACACAGCACTCATGAAGGCTCAGCCTGAGTATCTCGCTACGCTTGAGGCCCTACCGCATAAGCTTCGTGAAGCGTGGCGTTTCGGCCGCTGGGACGTATTTGAGGGCCAAGTCTTCGGGGACTTCAGAGATGATCCTGAGCATTACGATGACAGACGATGGAGCCATGTGTGTAATCCGTTTCCGATTCCTGACGATTGGACGATCTACAGATCTATGGACTGGGGTTATGCGAAACCATTCTCTGTGGCGTGGACTGCGGTATCAGGTGCCGGCAGGATGTATCGCTTCAGAGAGTTATACGGATGCACAGGCGAGGCCAACGTAGGTGTCGAGTGGACAGTGCAGCAGCTCGCATCCAAGATCAGGGAGATAGAGGCTGAGGACGAACGAATAGCAGGTAAGCATGTCTATGGCATTGCAGATCCTGCCATCTTTGCGAGTGATGGCGGACCATCAATAGCAGAGCAGATGGAAGAGTACGGCATCTACTTTGACAAGGCTGACAACAAGCGCATCCCTGGAAAGATGCAGTGCCATTACAGGCTCGCATTCGATGAGGATGGCCTTGCGATGTTCTATGTGTTCAACACATGCAGGAACTTTATCAGGACTATACCGGCACTCCTCTACAGCGAGACAGACGTTGAGGATGTGGACACCAAGATGGAAGACCACATCTATGACGAATGGAGATATGTGAACATGTCGAGACCTATCGCTCCGAGAGCGAAGGTAGATGCAGAGCGAGAATGGACTCCTCCACCGGATGATCCTCTCAACCTGCACACGGATGACGTTGAATACGATACGTTTGAATTACTCATGAACAGTTAAAGGAAAGGAGACAGAGCGTGAATGAAGACAAGAAGAGCGTAGATCTCGTCCTTGACGATCACAGGACCTTCGGCAAGGAACAGATCGAGAAGGCCCTGACCGACTATCAAGTCTATGTCGATAGCAAGAAGATGGTCGATCTAAAGGCCACAGAGAACCAGCAATGGTGGAGACTGAGACACTGGTCGGTCATAGGCGGAGAGACTAACGAGGCACAGAAGGCCGGCATTGAGGTAGGCTCAGCATGGGCAGTGAACTCGCTCCTGAATAAACATGCAGATATCATGGACTCATTCCCTAAGCCTAATGTCCTGCCAAGAGAAGCAGACGATGAGATCGAGGCGGAGCTTCTGACAGATGTCATCCCTGCCATACTTGAACAGAATGACTATGAGCAGATATTCAGACAGAGCGCATGGGACTTCTGTATCGATGGAGCAGCCATCAAAGGTGTGTTCTGGGATACCAGCAAGCACGATGGTCTTGGTGATATAGCGATCACTAATGTCGATGTGCATAATCTCTTCTGGAAGCCAGGCATATCTGATATCCAGGACAGCGACAAGGTATTCCATGTGACTATCGAGGACATCGATGTAGCACGAGCCAAGTGGCCTAAGATAGCCAAGAAGATAGGCCCACAGGATTCAGGACGCATCACGAGATACATCCACGATGACACCATCGACACATCGCACTGCTGTGAGGTAGTCGATATGTACTACAAGAGGCAGGTGCTGTCTCCTGTGTACATGGATGGAGTGGATGAAGAGGGCAAGCCTACAAGGGTACATGTCCATGACGTTCCGAAGACAGTGCTGCATCTCGCCATATTCGTCAACAGTGAACTGGCCTTCTGTAGCGAGAATGAGGAAGGCTATGAGAATGGATTCTACGAGCATGGTAAATTCCCATTCGTGATAGCGAGGTTGTTCCCTATCAAGGATTCTCCTTGGGGATTCGGATATCTCGATATCATGAAGAACACACAGAAGGACATCGACAAGCTCGATCAGGCCATACTGAAGAATGCCATGATGAAGGCGAGGCCAAGATATTGGGCAAGGAAGAATGCCAACATCAGCATGGATGACTTCGCTGACTGGAATACAGAGATAGTCGAGGTAGGTGCCGGTGAACTTGGAGAGGCTGTCAGGAAGATAGATGTCGATGATGTTCCGTCAGGTGCGATGAACCATCTGATGAACAAGATCGAGGAACTCAAAGAGAC